GGTAATATAATGAGTAAAATAGAAGTAAATCAAATTGACGTACAATGTGGTTCAACGCTTACGGTTGGATCATCTGGTAAAACTGTATCACTTGCAACTGGTGCATCACAAACAGGTTTTGGTCGTACCGGAACTGTAGATTGGTGTACAACAGCGAAAACAAGTCCATTTACTGCTGTGTCAGGTGATGGATTTTTTGTAAACACTACATCAGGTGGAATTACAGTAACACTTCCAAGTTCGCCTTCTCAAGGAGATATCGTTGCATTTAAAGATTATGCTAACACTTGGGATTGTAATGCAGTTTCCATTTGTAGAAATGGATCTAAAATTAATGGTGTTTGTCAAAACACATCTTTAACCACACAGTCCCAATCTGTAACACTTATTTATGTTGATGGAACAAAAGGTTGGCAGGATATTCATGACTCAACTGCTAATATTACAGGAACTCCAGCTTTTATAAGTGCGACTGGGGGCACAATCGCAACCTGTGGTGATTTTAAAATTCATACATTTACAAGTGATGGAAACTTTGTTGTTACGCAAGGATTATCAGCCCCTAATAATAATGTTTCTTACATGGTCGTTGCAGGCGGTGGCGGCGGTGGTTCTGGAGGATCACCTAGTGGTGGTAATGGAGCCGGTGGTGGTGGCGGTGGAGGTTTTAGAGAAGGAGAAACTCCGCAAGCACCATTTACAGGAAGTCCATTAAAAGCTTGTGCTGGTGTTCCAGTTTCTACACAAAGTTATCCAATTACAGTAGGTGGAGGTGGAGCAGGAGGAGTTCCTCAACCTGGACCGCCATATGCAGCAGTTAATGGATGTAAAGGATCAGATTCAGTTTTTTCAACAATAACATCAACTGGTGGTGGTTTTGGTGGTCATGGCGCTAACGCACCAGGACAAGGTGGCCCGGGTGGTTCAGGTGGAGGTGCAGGTGGTGGTTGCTCTTCTGCTAATCCAGGTGGAACAGGTAATAGTCCACCAGTTAGTCCAGCACAAGGAACAAACGGAGGAGATGGTGGAAACACGAGTCCCGATGTTAAATCAGGCGGTGGTGGTGGCGCTACAGTTGCGGGTACATCAGGAAGTAATCCTCCAAGTGGAAATGGACCTGGCGGAGCTGGAGCAACAACAAGTATTTCAGGAAGCCCTGTATCTTTTTCAGGCGGTGGCGGAGGTGGAGCCGGTAATCCATCAGGTGCAAGTTTTGGAGGATCAGGAGGAACTGGTGGCGGTGGAGCTGGTTTTGGTAATGGAACAGGAGCTGGAGTAGCTGGAACAGTCAACACTGGTGGCGGCGGAGGTGGAGCTGGAACACAACCAGGCACTGCTTTAGGTGGCGCAGGTGGGTCAGGAAAAGTAGTAATAAGATATAAATTTCAATAATGACTAGTAAAATTAAAGTAGATAATATTAATAAAGTTTCAGATGACTCTAATGTCATTAATAAATGTGGTTCAACTGTAACAGTAGGATCAGCACCAGGTAATCTTCGATCTGGCACAAATAATTTACAAGCATCAGATGGTGGAAATTTAATTAGTCAATGTGGTTCAACAATAACTTTAGGAGCAAGTGGAGATACAATCACTTTAGCTTGCGGTGCTTCACAATCAGGATTTGGTAGAGCAGGTTCTGTAAATTGGTGTTCTACTATTTATACAAATAGTCCAGGTACTGTTACTGCTACAAGCGGTAAAGGATTTTTTTTAAACACAACTTCAGGATCAATAACCATCACTTTACCTTCATCTCCTAGTTTTGGAGATATCGTTGCGATAAAAGATTATGCGAACACTTTTGATTGTAATTCAGTAACGGTTAATAGAAACGGATCAAAACTATCAGGGGCTTGTGCAAATGGACTTCTTGCAACAGAGGGTCAATCAGTTACGTTAGTTTTTACAGATTCTACAAGAGGGTGGCTAAATGTTAATACAGATACAACTGTCGAAGCACCAGCTTTTATATCAGCAACAGGTGGAACTATTACAACATCAGGTAATTATAAAATTCATACATTTACATCGGATGGAAATTTCGTTGCTACTGCTGGAACTTCAGCGCCTAATAATGAAGTTTCTTATATGGTAGTTGCTGGAGGTGGAGGAGCACCTTATCAACAAGGTGGTGGCGGTGGAGCTGGTGGTTATAGAGAAGATAAAGCAAGTAATGATTCTTATTCGGCATCACCATTAGATGGTGCTGGAGCTATTACTGTTTCAACACAAACTTATCCAATAACAGTTGGTGCTGGTGGAGCAGGAGGAACAGGACCAAATTCAAATACTTCTGCACCAGGATCAGTATCAACTTTTAGTACAATTACATCAGCAGGTGGTGGTAATGGTGCACCTTCAGGACCTCATCCAGGCGGAGCACCTGGTGGTTCAGGTGGTGGAGCTGGTGAGAATCAACCTAATCCTGGAAGTAATGGTAATCAACCACCCGTATCACCAGCACAAGGAAATCCTGGTGGTAATGGTTGTAGAGGTGGCCCTAATGCAGGATCTGCTGGTGGTGGTGGCGGAGCTGGAGGCAGTGGTGGTCCAATACAAGGTACATCTCCAGATTCAACAGGTGGAGCTGGTGGTAATGGAACAGCAAGTTCAATTACAGGTTCTCCTGTAACTAGAGCAGGTGGCGGAGGTGGCGGAGGCTATCCTACTGCTGGTTCTACTGGTGGACCAGCTGGACCTGGCGGTGGCGGAGCAGCAGGTGGAACAGGTGGATCAATTCCTGGACCAGGCGAATCACCAGGCACATCAGGCACAGCCAATACAGGTGGTGGAGGTGGTTCTGGCTCTTGGCCAACAACAACAGGAGGATCTGGTGGATCAGGAGTAGTGGTAATAAGATATAAGTTTCAAAACTAGGTAAATTATGAGTACAATTAAAGTAGATAAAATAGAAAAAAGATCAGGAAGCACACTTACATTAGGTGGCGCTTGCACAGCTGTAACTTTAGCACCAGGTGCTACACAAACAGGATTTGGTAGAACAGGAACTGTGGATTGGTGCACAACAGCTAAAACATCTCCGTTTACTGCAACTAGCGGCGATGGATTTTTTATAGACACAACTAGCGGTGGAGTTACTGTAACACTTCCTTCATCTCCTTCAGCTGGTGATATAGTTTCAGTTTCAGATTATGCAAAAACTGCTGCTTGTAATGCCATTACAGTAGGCAGAGGTGGTTCAAAAATAGATGGATTATGCACAGATTTAACTTTAGAAACAGCTGGTATTGCGACGACTTTAGTATATGTGGATGCCACAAAAGGTTGGAAGCCAGTAAACTCAAATGAAGTATTAAACGTAATTAAATATGTTACTGCAACAGGTGGAACAGTAACAACGTCAGGTGATTTTAAAATACATACTTTTACAAGTGACTCAAGTTTTATTGTGTCTTGTGCAGGTTCATCAACAGGGTCTAATAAAGTTTCTTATACAGTAGTCGGTGGTGGAGGTGGTAGCAATGGAGACGGTGCTGGTGGAGGAGGAGGTGGAGGTTTTAGAGAAGGTAAATGCACATCTGATCCTTATACAGCTAGTCCATTAAATGCACCAGATGGTTTACCAGTTAGTGTTCAAACATATCCGATCACAGTAGGTGGTGGTGGCACAGCTGGTCCTAATTCTTCTCCTCATTGTGGCACTAATGGTGCAAATTCAGTATTTTCAACTATAACATCAACAGGTGGTGGAAGAGGTAGTCATCAAGGTGCTGCTGATGGTGGTTCAGGTGGTGGTGGAGGAAGAGGATCACCCTATGCAGGAGGTTCAGGTAATACACCCCCAGTTAATCCAGCACAAGGAACAAATGGAGCTCCAGGAGGTCCACCAAACGGAGGAAACGGTGCAGCTGGTGCAGGTGGTGCAACAGTAGCAGGTTCATCAAATCCTGGAAACACAGGTGGTGCAGGAGGAGCTGGTGCAACAACAAGTATTACAGGTTCACCAACAGCTTATGCTGGTGGTGGTGGCGGTGGTACAACACCTTCACCAAGTGGAGCTGGAGGAGCTGGAGGCACTGGAGGTGGTGGTAATGGTGCAAGTCACCCTTCAGGTGCAGCAGTAGCTGGAACAGCTAACACAGGTGGTGGTGGTGGAGGTTCATCAGGAGGACCACTATGTCAAGTAGGTGCTGCTGGTGGTTCAGGAGTAGTTATAATAAGATATAAATATCAAAATTAATTTAACATAGAGGAGAAAAAACAATGGCACATTATGCAAAACTAGGAATCAACAGTAAAGTTATAGGCGTAGAAGTTGTAGCTGATGCTGATTGTCAGAATGCTGATGGTATTGAAGATGAGGAAGTAGGAAGACAGTTCTTGGAAAGAATTCATAACTGGCCTCTTTGGAAAAAAACATCTTATAATACAGCAGCTGGACAACACAAATTAGGCGGAACACCTTTAAGAGGTAATTACGCAGGCATAGGTATGACTTATGATGAGGACAATGATTTGTTCTTACCACCAAAACCTTATGCAAGTTGGGTTCTTATTACGGCAGAAGCTAGATGGCAATCACCAATAGGTGATGCACCAGAATTATCTGAAGCTGAACAGCTTACTCACAGATATATTTGGAATGAATCTGGCCAAAGTTGGGACAAAACAGAGCTTTAATATATAAATATACCCCTTTAATATTGACTTTTTTTAATAGGAGTGTATAATATATATATGCAGAAAATAACACTATCAGAAATATCTCTGATACATGGGCCTGTCATTATGCCTAAAGGTTTTGAAATTAATAGATCTAAAATTAAAAATGACATTGTAGAATCATTAATTAAAGATGATAGAATTTCTAAAAATTCAAAAGACTACAAATATGAAGATTATAAAGTACCTTACTCACAATCTTTACAATGGTTAAAGGATTATATCAGAGATCATATTAGATCTGAATATAATTTTAGTTTAATTGAAAAACAAACACATGGTAATATTTATAATCCTAAAGAACAATCTTTTATAAGACATCAAGTTGATCCTGTAGATTTACGAAACTCTCCAGACTATACATTAGTTTATGGTACATTTGTAGGTAAAGACTCTTGTGAACTTGTAATAGAATATGATGATAATAGAAGAAAAAATAGAACTTGGCATATACCAATAAATAATAATTATTTTTATATGTTTCCTTCTACACAAAGATATTTTATTACTAAAAATACCTCTGATCAAATGAATATATTATTAACTATAAACTATGAATTTATCTAATTATTATTATTATTTTCAATCAGCTATACCACCTAGAATTTGTGATTTGATTGTAGAATATGGAAAAGCAGAAAAACAAAATGAACAACAAGCAATTACAGGTGGTTATGGTAGAGATAGAGATTTAAGTAAACAGCCTTTAACTGATGATGAATTAAATGATGTTAAGAAAAAAAGAAATTCTAACATTGTTTGGATGAACGATTATTGGATTTATAAAGAAATTCATCCATACATACATCAAGCAAATGCAAAAGCGGGTTGGAACTTTGAATGGGATTGGTCAGAATCTTGTCAATTTACTAAATATAAATTAAATCAATATTATGATTGGCACTGTGATTCATGGGATAAACCATACACAAGAGAAAATACATCAGCACCTGATCATGGTAAGATAAGAAAACTATCTGTAACAGTTTCATTAAGTAACCCAGAAGATTATAAAGGTGGTGAATTAGAATTTGATTTAAGAGATCAAGATCCTGATAAAAAACCAAATATACATATTTGTAAACAAATTTTACCAAAAGGATCTTTAGTAGTATTCCCCTCGTTTGTTTGGCATAGAGTCAAACCAGTAACATCAGGCACACGTTACTCATTAGTAATATGGAATTTAGGGAGGCCATTTAAATAATATGATAGAAGGGGGAAGTAGTACGCCACAAAAAGGAAAAAATCACGTAGAGTTTAAATCTTCATTTCATTTTCAAACACCAGTGTGGACAGCAGAAGCACCAATGTTTTTAAAAAATGCAATTAAGGTATCAAACAAATATATTAAAAAAGCTGAAAAACTTTTAAAAGATAAATTAAAAAACGAGCCAAAGTGGAAAAAAGATATAGGAACATTTGGATTATCTAAACATAGTGAAAATATGTCTAATGATCCTAGCATGAAAGATCTAGTGCAATTTATAGGGCAAAGATCTTATGAGTTTTTAGATTGGCAAGGATTTAATTTACAAAATCACAGTTTACATTTTACAGAATTTTGGGTACAAGAATTTAGTGAAAAAGGTGGGGGTCATCATGATACTCATGTTCATTGGAATCAACATGTATCAGGATTTTATTTTTTAAAATGTAGTGAAAAAACATCTCATCCAGTATTTCATGATCCAAGATCTGGGGCAGAACTTACAAAATTATTCTCTAAAAATACAGAGAAACTTAGTTTAGCAAGTAGTCAAGTTCATTATCATCCTAAACCAGGAACTATGATTATTTTTCCAGGTTATGTTCCACATCAATTTACAGTGGATCCAGGATTAGAACCGTTTAGGTTTATACACTTTAATATTAAAGTAGTTGAGACAGCAATATCAAAAGAAAGGAGTAATACTAATGAGCTTTCAAAAAAATAAATATTGCGTTATCAAAGAAGCTGTCCCTAAAGAAATAGCAGAGTTTGTTTATAATTATTTTTTAATGAAAAGACAAGTTGCTAGAACTTTGTTTGATGAAAGATATATATCAAACTTTACAGAAGAATGGGGAACATGGGCAGATCAACAAGTTCCAAATACTTATTCTCATTATGCTGATATAGCAATGGAAACTTTATTAATTAGAACTTTACCAGTAATGGAAAAGTATACTAAATTAAAATTAAATCCAACATATTCATATGCTAGAATATATAAAGCAGGTGATATATTACGTAGGCATAAAGATAGATTTAGTTGTGAAATATCTACAACGTTAAATCTTGGTGGTGATCCATGGCCTATACATTTGGAACCTAAAAAAAATGTAGGTATACCTGATGGTAAAAAATATACAGTTAGTAGTAATAATAAAGGTATATCTATTATTTTAAAACCTGGAGATATGTTAGTATATAGAGGTATGGAACTAGAACATTGGAGAGAAGAATTTCAAGGAGATAACTGTGCTCAAGTATTCTTACATTATAATAATCAAAAATCAAAAGACGCAAATAAAAATGTCTATGATAAAAGAAAACATTTAGGATTACCAGCTTGGTTTAAGAAATGATATGGCAAAACGCAAATCCCTCATTGGCGTTAATAATTTTGTAAAACAGACAAAGAAAAAACGGCCAGGCAGGCATTCAAAAAAATATAATAAACGAGTACCAAAAAGATCAAAAAATAGAGGACAAGGAAAATAATAATGGCAACGACAGACGCACCAAATACAACTACATTACCTGAGGGTTCTTTACAGCCTACAACTACTGAACAAAGTGGTAGTAGAAAGGTAGTATCTTTAATTGATACATTACTTAATTCACCAACGTTACCTAGTGGTACAACAGTTGGTGCTCAGGCCCAAACAGTTCAATCAAATGAGTTATTAGGTACAGGTGGTTTAGGTACTACAACACAAGCTGCCACACCAACTATACCTTCAGCTCCTAC